ATGATGTTATCTCGTATTGTGCCAGACGGTACATCGACATCACGGAACTCAGCTGGAGCGATAGGTGTATCATCTCCTTTAATTCTAAGTCCTCTTGATTTAAATCCGCCGGGTAAGTTTGATAAAGTACCTGCGTCAACTAATTGACGTAATATCATTGTGCCTGATTTTGCAAAAGCACCAATTAAATGAATTAGACCAAAACAGTAGAATCCAAAACCTGGTACATATCCATAATGTACAAAGTGCTGACGTTTTTGTTTAGTATCATCGTCAGGGTTCCAGTTACGTCTAATGGCTAATATTGTTTGTGTTGAACGTTCAATCGTTACAACATAAGGAAGTGCAATACCTGTTGGCTTACCTTTTTTATCCTTATCTTCATAACCTTCTAAATCAAGGTCAACATGCATTTCTAAAACTTTAAATCTGTTGTCAGTAGTTGCATTGAATCCCATCTTCTCTGCAATTTTCTTTTCTACTTCTTCTAAATCATGTGTTGGCTCACCTAAATCTACATCACGATAGAATCCTGCTACTTGTAATTTTCTTAATTCATTTTGTGTTTTACGCATCACGTGAGTTACACGTTCTGCTGTTTCTAAAGATGACGCACCATAAGGTACAACTAAATCTTCAGCAGGAATATACATAGAGACCTGACGTTCTAAACTCGGGTCGTAATATACTTTTTTAAATGCGTTACCAGCTAAACCTAAACCCCATAACATGCGTTCATGTTCAGGTCTATACTCAACCATCTTTTGAGTCAATTGATAATTCATATCATCTTGAACTCTTTTAGCAGCCTCTTCTTTTGCTTCTGTTATTTCACCAATAATTTGAGTTTTTACAGGTCCTGCAGCAGGGAATGTTTCTGTCATAGTTTCTGCTTGGAACTTAACTAGAGTTTCGGTCATCAATGGATGGAATACATTACATGCTCCCTCCCACGGTTCACTTCTATCTTCTAGTTTAAGTCCTAATAACTCCAGACCATCAACATAAGTATCAAGCCAGTCTTTACGTGCAGAAATATCACCTTCGTAGTCACTTAATAAGTCGTCAGCTAATTTTTCTAAGTCATCTTCTTCAATTTCTTCTGCTAAGTTTGCATTAAACTCATCATCGTCCATAGCATCTTTATCAAATTCTAATTCTAGTCCACCCATTTTAATACTTAGTTCTTCTGGGTCTTCTATTTCAATTTCTATTTCAGGCTCCATGTCCATATTAGCCAAGTCTTTTTCTGTAAGACCTTGTGGTGCTTGGGATAACCCTTTATCTATGTCGTTAGCTGCCATTATATTTTCCTAATAATTTTTTAATTTGTATTTCTACCAAATTTACGATGATTAAAAGAATTAAATTTGTAATTTTTACAAACCTATACAACATATAGCCGCTTTTGAGCATGACTTCTAAAATATTGTATATCGTCTTCTTCATCACTAGGTAACCTGATAAACCCGCCTTGTCTGAATCTCATTAAAGCTAATGTTGTCGCGTCAACTAAGTCATCATTAGCGCCTGACGGGAAATCGTTACATTCTTCAATGACTTCATTCGCCCATCTTCTGTCTGGAGCCCATACTATACCAGAACTAAATAAATCGGAGACTGCATTAACTCTGCTTATTTTATCCTGTCCTTTGCCTGGTGTAAACTCTCCAACGGGAATACCCATCCGTCTGAACTCTTGATAGAGTGCAGCCCCGTTAGATTTCTTTTCCACAATAAAGGCATCGGGTTCCCAATCTTTATATTCTTCTATGCAAAGTTGCTTTAACTCGGGGAATTCCAGTCGTTTCTTAATTGCGTTCAATAGTATTATATTATAATTATTGGTTTCTTCGTTAAGAAAAACGCCCCATACGGTTAAAGCGTTGTAATCCGCCCTATTATTAGCCTCTTGAGCTGCATCTAATGTCATAATAGTGAACTCACACATTGGTGGGTCTTCTTTTTCCCATATATTCCACCATTCTCTTTTAATTAGTGCACCTTCTTCGGATACTGGGTTTTGCATATACTGTGCATTCCAATACCTAATGTCTAACGCTGCACGTCTAGACTTTAATTCTTCTATACTCCAAAAGTCTGGCCAGAGAGGAACTTCTTCACCTTCTTTATTCTCTAATATGGCTGGAAACTCAACAACTTCCCAATCATCCACTTCATCGTTCTTTATCATCTGGTTCACAATTTGCCCTGTTAGGTCGAGCTTAGACCACCGCGTCATAACGACAATGATTGCTCCTCCAGGCATGAGACGTTGCAAGGGACCCGATTGAAACCATTCCCATGCGGGTAAGAAGACGTCTGGTTTTCCGAGCTTTGCATCTTGTTCTGAGTGTGGGTCGTCAATGATAAAGAGGTCAGCCCCACGTCCAGCAAGAGCGCCGCCAACACCAATGGCAAAATACTCACCATTAAAGTTAGTCCCCCAACGAGAAGCCGACTTCGAGTCTGCTTGGAGCTCAATACTTGGAAACACATCTTTATACGCGTCGCTGCCCACGAGGTTACGGACTCGACGACCAAAATTAACTGCAAGGTCAGCTGTATGCGATGCCATGATAACCTTCTTAGCCGGGTGCTTACCCAAAAACCACGCGGGCGCGAGGTACGAGATGAGTTCGCTCTTTCCATGTCGAGGAGCAATATTAACAATAATGCGTTTTTTCTTTCCGTTAGCGATATCTTCAAAGAGTTGAGCCAGTTTCCTATGATGTTCTCCTATAATATAGTTAGGATATACGTGTTTTATAAAATCTAAAAACTTTTTTGACCCCATATCTTTAGTTAATTGCTGTTTATACTCCATTAATAACTTAAGATTCCTCTGTCTTTCCGTTTCAGACATGTGAGGAAGGGATTTTTCTAATAAATTGAGGTCTTTTTGGCTAATCATCGTCGTCTTCTATGACTTCGCCTTCAATAATCTTGCCTTTTAGGTCTTCAATGGTCTTTTTCAACTCTTCTTCTAGTTCTTTACCTGATTTAGTAATGTGTGTTACCTCAGTTTTCTTCTTAAATGCGTCAACCCCGTCTATTTCACCTATTTTAGCCCACGCTGAGATGCGTTCTCTGGCTGTTTTGGCTGTTGCTGCCTCTTGGAGTAGCCCATTAAGTACCGAAAGCTTGATATCAGCTAGCTCTGGGGCTACCATGTGGCTTGTTTGTGCCACTAGTCCAGCTAAATAGGCGATAGTTTCGTTTGGGTAGTTCCCAAACTCAGGCCGTAACTCAGGATTTTCCATCATAGCCTCTGCTGTTTTCTTTGCGTCTTCAGCTTGGTCTGCTGTTGGCTCTATATTTTTCCCTGCTATATCAGCGATGAGCTTTACAGTGTTCGCTCGCATCTTTAGTTCTTCTTGAGGAGTCATTTCTGGTAATGCTTCACGTGCATTCTTAGGCAATGCCACATCGTCGTCAATAAACGGCATGAATGTTTGTTGTTCTGAATGTTCTTCTTTATGCATGTGTCGCTGTTTACACCTTGAATTGCAGCTAATAAATCGAATTGTAACATACTATTTAAAAAAGAGTATAATGGTAATCTAGATTTTTGCTAGGGAGGACTAGCATGTTGGAATGGCTTTTAATTCTATACGTAGATGATAACCGAGAGTATATTGGTAATTTCGAGTCGTGTGCGCATGCCACACAGTATTTTCAAGAATGTTTAAAAGAAAATCAAATAGAGAACTCATGGTCAACTGCTTGCTTACATCAGGACTTTGTCTATCTTCCAGAGAACTTCATTCCCAAGTATCCCAAATGCAAATAGAATGGAAAGAGATAGAGTTTGGTCCTGTTAACCTTTGGTCAATCGGAAAGGCTTGGTAATTAATGTTTTGGTTTTCTAGAAAAGCAACTATAACAGTGGACTGTTTTACAAGTAAAGATTACGTCTATAGAAATAACCCTATTGAACCCTCCGGAAAATTAATGCCTGATTGGGTAAAAAATATGCCTACTTCTTATAAAGATAATGGTTTTGTTCCTATGGGCACAATTAAAAAATGTCCTTCTATAATTCAATTTATGGCTTCTGGTTTTATCATCCCATTATGGTCTGACTTAGCTATAAAACTTAATGGGTCAAATAATTCTTATGAATGGCAGTTTGCTGATAATATAACAGGTGCTGAACCACATAGTTTTATACAATGGCAAGACTTTGCGCACCCTAACGAAAATACACATTTAAAACTACTTAGTCCATGGCGTATTAAAACTAAAGAAGATATAAATTTTGTATGGATGTTTCCTTTTTATAATAATAAAATACAATTAGATTATCATATTACCCCAGCTATTATAGAATTTAAATATCAACACGCTTCAAATATAAACATGTTTCTTGATACTAATAAAGATAAAAACTTTGTAATATCTGCTGGAACACCTTTAGCTCAATTAATACCTATGTCAGATAAGAAAATAAAAATTAAAACTCATTTAGTTAGCGAAGAAGAGTATGATAAATATTCAAATCCTCGAACACATTTTTTAAATGAATATCAAAAGATAATGAAACCTAAATGTCCATTTCATAAATAATGACACTTCTTACAGACGCAAACCTTAAACTCTTATATAAGACCTTCGTTAAGTTACCCCCATTTGATAAATTAAATATGCCTCATGCTTGTCAGATTAGACTTAAGGTTACGAGGCGCAAAGATATAATGGGTGAGTTTGCTCCCGAAGAAAATACGATCTATATAAGTAGTGCTAAGAACGGGCACTTTGATACCATCTGCAAAACACTACTTCATGAAATGGCACACCTACACTGTTACAAAGTAAAAGAAGATGAATACCACAACCATGAGAATAAACGTTTCAAATCCATCATCAGACATATAGCCTCCGTTTATGGGTTTGACCCTAAAGAACTTTAGAAGTACTTCTTAATCATCTCCAACTGATCGTGGTACCTCGCCATTTCGTTTAGCTCTTTCTCCACAGCTTCAACGATATCACTATGTTCCCCTATTCCTACAGGGTTTGTCAAGTAAACTTCAACATTTATTCTGTGTTTATCAATGTGTCCTTTTGCATGGTTCTCTAAAGCTGTTAATAACTTTTCTCTCATAGCGTTCTCCAAAAGGCAAAGTCTACCAGATGCAAAATATTTTTCAGAAATAGGAATCATTCAAGGTACCATCAAGGGGGGT